TTAAATTTTTTATATCTTCTTCTTTTTTTATGTTGACATTTTTATTTTTTAATCTTGGATGAATCTGAGAAGTACTTAGATCAAGTAATTTAACAATATATTTTGATTTATATTTTTTAGAATTATTATAAATATAAGTTATTTCTTTTTCTAATTCATAAATTTGAATTTGTTCAAAACTTTTTAAATTTAAGATTAAATTATCGTAAACTGAATATAAATTATTAATATTATTTAATAATTGAATAAATATATTAATTTTATCTTTTCTATTAAGTTTATTAAAATCGACAGTTTTATGAAATTTTTCAGTAATTTGAACAGAATACATTTTATCATTTTTAATAAAGTCTTCAATATTGTTATCTTTTTTAAATTCAGATAAACTTTTACCAGATACATCTAAGTTTAAAGCCGTCCCAACGATTCCTGAATTGAATCCATTATTATTATAATGTAAATAATGTTTATTTATCATATTTAAATTAACAACATTTTCATAGTCATTATTATTTCCTTCATATTCATATATTGTTAATTTAAAATATTTACCATCAAAAATTATTTTTTCACTATTTTTTTTAATTAAAGTTAAGTCTAATTTATTTAAATCTTCAATTAATTTAGTATTATTTGTTTTAATAAAATTAATTTCATTATCAATATTATCAATTAAAATTCCTTTAGTAAAAGAATTTTTATTGTCATATATTTTTTTTAGTTGCTCAATATAATCAAATATAGTTGCCATAATATATATTAAGAAGATATTAATTTTATTTTTTATTTCTAAACTAATTTATATGATTATTATTATTTTACTTGTATTGTTAATTATTAGTATTATTAATACTTACTACATTTATTATTTTAACTATAATTTTAAATGTCCTAAAAACTATATATATCAAAATAATATTCCTCACCATATTAAATTTAAAACAATAACTTTTTTTTATAAAAATGATATTTATAAAAAATGTCATAAAAATGATTTTAACTTAAATAAAAGACCTATCAGAAATAACTTCGAAATGAAATTAAATGGTCTACTTAATAAACTAGGAAATGATTTTACTTACATTGTTAATCATAAAAATACACCATTTATACAACCTAATGAACAACAATTTACTAAAATTAGACGATTATAATTTATATACAGATAAACTTCTAGCTGATGGATCATCTGTTTTTGACCATGAAGGCATCCAAAATTCTGGAATTACATTTCTAAATTTATCGTTATCATAAAATTCACAAAATATTTTTCTATAATAATATGCTTCTTTTGATGTTGGTTTATTAATAGTAAAATTATTATTTTTAAATTCTTCATCTGAAATTAATTCATCACATAATTTTTTCAAAATATTATGCCATGAATCATCATTATTACTTATACCATCTGAAAATGCTTCTTTTTGTCTCCATAACACTTCTTGAGGTAAATAATTATTTTCAAAGGATTTTCTTAATAAATATTTTTCACACTTTTCACCTAATATTGGTTTTTTAAATTTTGGTGGAATTGATAAATATAAATTAATAAAATCTACATCTAAAAAAGGTACTCGTAATTCTAATCCATTACCTGAAGTAGCTTTATCAGCTCTTAATACATCATAATAATGTATATTATCAATACGTTTCAAAGTATTATTTTGAAATTCTGTCAAATTTGGTGAGAAATAATTTTCTAAATATCCTCCTACAACTTCATCACTACCATCACCAGATAATACAACTTTAAAATTAGTATTTTCTGATATATATTTTGAAACTAAATATTGGCCAACAGACGCTCTAACAGTAGTAACATCATATGATTCAATTGTATAAATAACATCTTTAATAGAGTTAATAGCATCATTTTTAGTAATATGAACAAATGTATGGTTAGAATCAATATAATCAGAAACTAATTTAGCATAATAATTGTCAGGGCTATTTTCCATACCAATACTAAATGTATTCAGTTTAAAATAATTACTTTTTAAAATATTATTTGTAATTGAACAAATCAAACTACTATCTAAACCTCCAGATAATAATGCACAAATAGGTCTATCTGTAATTAATCTTTTTCTAACACAATTAGTTAAAACATAATTTATTTTATTACAAAAAAAAACTTCATCTTTTTCTTCTATAATATTTAATTTTAGTTCAAAGTATTTACTTTTAACTAGTTCAAAATTATTTGAATTAAATTTAATTTTCATATAATGACCTGGATCAAATGAACTGAAATTATTAAATACTAAATTTTTCATACCTTTAATTTCACTTGAAATTATAATATTATTTTTGTTATCATATCCAATATATAAAGGTCTAACACCAATTCTATCCCTTACTATAAAGTATTCTGTCTCATTATCCTTCTCTTTAATAATTATAAAACTAAAAACTCCATCCAGATAATTAATCATTTGTTCTCCATACTGAATATATAAAGGAATTAATATTTCACAATCAGAATTTGAATTAAAGGTATAATTTAAATTTTCTTTTAAAGTTTGCGAATTGTAAATTTCTCCATTACAAATACAAGTATATTTATATTCATCATTATAAAATTCAAATGGTTGATTTCCATTATTAGATAAATCCATTATTGATAATCTATGAAATCCTAAAAAATATTTTTTATTATAGATAAAAGAAAAAGTATCTGGTCCTCTGTTACGTAAATTCATAAAATTATCATATATTAAATTATAATTTAAAATGTTTTCATTTTTAATTAAATAGGCAAAAATACCACACATAATTAATATAAAAAAATATTTTATCTCTAAATACTATTTTCTAATATTAAAATTTTCCATTCATATGTAGCACTATCTTTATCTAATACACTAATTAAATATATAAATAATTCACTATTTAACTTATAATATATTAAATTAATATCTTCTAAATTCATTCTTAATTTTAAATCAATTATCTTATCAGAAGAAAAATTATTTTTTTCAAATGTATCTGAATTTATAATATTTTCATTAAAATAATTTTCATTATAATTATCTAAATTTAGTAATATATCATAATAATTTATAAAAATATTCACTTTAAATAAATTATAATTATACTCACCATCATACAAAGAAATTGTTTTGTAGTTATTTATTAAATTTATGAAGTCATCTCTTAATAATTCTAATTTTTGATTAAATAATACTATATTATCAAAATTATTTTTAAACATTAATGTAAAATTATCATCAATTTCTAAACTGATTTTATTTATTAAATCATCACTAGTTATTACTAACCTCCATCTATTTTCTTCTTCTGTTTTTAATTTAACTACGATAAATAAATATCCTTCATTTATAAAATAATAATAATTATTATTTGCACCAATTATATTTTTGTTAGTTATAACATATTTTTTTCGTGGATCTCTTTTATCGTCAACTCTATTATTATTTATAATATCTAAAACTTCTTCTTCTTTAAAATTAACAGGATAAATAGCTCTATTATCCATATTCTCATAAAATTTATTAAAATCTAAATCAATATAATACTTATCAAATTTAAATGTTGTATTCGTTCTATCATCAAAAATTCCATAAGATAAATATTTATTAAATAGATTAAATTTGTATTGATTATCATTAGAGTTTTTAATTTGATTAAGTATATCTTTAATATAAATAATTATATCTTTATTTGAGAGCGAATCTTTATCATTAATAATTTTATCAATTTCATTATTAGAAACTTGATTTTTAATAAGTGTAATTTCACTTTTAGTAAGACATGTATCATCTATACATATTTGATCATTAGATACAGAGAAGTTATTGTTAAAGGATTCAATTATTTTTTCTTTTTTTATAAATCTTCCATCAGCAGTAAAAATAAAATTATACATATATAAATATATATATATATAATAAAAAATATTCACAATTTATAATGAGTGATAAATTAATTAAATCAATAATTATTTTACAAAATCATTTTTTACGAAAACAAGAAGTAATTAAAAAATATAATTTAGAATACTTAAATTTAAATAATTTAATACTAAAAATAATTGATAATATAGAATTAAATTATAGTAAAAAATTAATTAATCTAGAATTCTATAATAAAAATTTAGAAATAATTGAATTGTTTTTGAAACAATTAGACCAAATACCTAATAAATTAACTTTAAAAAATTGTATCTTAGATCATAGAATACAATTATATGTATTAAGAGATAAAATAAGAAAAATTATGATGGATTGTGGTATATCAACAATTAATGATATAATAAAATTTTTTGATGAAAAATTTATTTTAGATAATAATTTATTAAATTTTTTGAATAATGCGATTATACCTATTAAATATGAAATAAAAAAAAGTAGTAAAAATAGTAAGAATATTAGAGTTTTAGATTTTGGAAATGATTTATTTGAAAAAATTAATGGATTAAGAATAGAAATTTTAGTAAATAACAATATTTTAATTATTGATGGATATACTAAAAAAGATTCTCTTAACTTATATAAAAAAAATGAATTTATATCTTCAAAAATTAATTTTATAAAAAATGAATTATATAAAAAATTAAAAAATCATAACTTTATTAATAGATATATAGAACAAATAAGTTTAAAAGACTTAATTATACTAAAAAATGATGATTTAATAAGTATGATTTTAATTGATAATGAGTATATTAAAAAATTAAAAAATAAATTATTATCAGCTATAGTAAAAGAATTTTTATTAAGTAATGTTAATGATCAAAGAAAAATTTTAAGTTTATTAATAATTAGTGAAGATGACAATACAAAACATTTAGCATATTTATTATATGATATGATTTTAACTAAATCAGATACAATAAAACCACAATATTTTGCTAATGAAATTTTTAATAGTTTTCATTGGTCAATACAAAAAAAATTTAAAATAGAGCATAAAAATATAAAAACTTTAAAAACAGAATTATTAGATGTATCAGTAGATGAAATATCTTATGAAGATAGAATTATACAATTAAAAGTAGATAAAATTATAAAGTCAAAAGCTTTAGATAAGTTAAAAGAGATTAAAAGTAGTAAAGATAATATAAAAGCAGTAAATTATTTAGATGGATTACTAAAAATACCATTTGGAATGTATAAAAAAGAAAAAATGTTATATTATTTATCTGAATTCAAAACTAAATTTAGTGTATTATTTGATTCATTAAAAACTAATTATGATTTCAAAAATATTATTGAAATTTACAAAAATAGCGAATATCTTACTGAAAATATTATTCAAAAGTTAATTGATATTATGAAAACGTATGATATTAATGATAGTCAATTAATAATTTATAATGATAATAAATCTACTGATATAATACCATTAGATTATGATGATAAGATTATTATTTATGATAAATTTAAAATAATAATTAATAAATGGCAGGAATATAAAAATAAAAGAAGTAATTATATGTCTTATGTAAAAAAAACATTAGATGAATGTATTTATGGTCAAAAAGATGCAAAAAGACATATAGAGAGGTTAATCGCACAATGGATAAATGGTAAAATGGATGGTTGTGTTTTTGGATTTCAGGGTCCTCCTGGTGTAGGAAAAACAACATTATGTAAAAAAGGATTTGCAAAATGTTTAATTGACGAAAATGAAGACACAAGGCCATTTGCCTTTATAGCTTTAGGTGGAGCTAGAAATGGTTCGTATTTAGATGGGCATAATTATACTTATTTAGGTTCTACTTGGGGTCGTATAGTAGACATATTGATAGATACAAAATGTATGAATCCAATTATTTATATAGACGAGTTAGATAAAGTTAGTAGTACAGAACATGGTAAAGAAATAATTGGTATATTAACTCATTTAACTGATCCTTCACAAAATGAAGAATTTACTGATAAATACTTTTCGGGAATAAAATTAGATTTATCAAAATGTATAATAGTATTTTCTTATAATGATAGTAGTTTAATTGATCCAATTTTAAGAGATAGAATAGTAGAAATAAATGTCAAATCAATAAGTAAGAAAGAAAAAATTCATATTACAAAAGAATTTTTACTACCTGAAATATTGGATATGATAGGATACATAAGAGATGATTTTATATTTAACGATAATGCGATAGATTATCTAATAGAAACTTATACTCATGAAGCAGGTGTAAGAAAATTAAAAGAAAAATTATTTGAATTATTTAGAGAAATAAATTTAACAAGATTATTAAATGAAAGTATAGAATTACCATTTACAATCGATATAGATTATATTAAAAAACATTTTTCTGATAGTCATAAAATTAATATTAAACAAATATTAAATAAACCTCATATTGGTGTAGTAAATGGTTTATATGCTACATCATTAGGTACTGGAGGAATAACTATGATTGAAGTAATGAAAACTCCTTCTAATTTAAGTTTGAACTTAGAATTAACAGGTAGTCAAGGTGATGTAATGAAAGAATCAATGAAATGTGCTAAAACAGTTGCTTGGAACATAATACCAGATGAAATAAAAAAAGAAATTAATTTAGAATTAAAAGAAATTGGTTCATTCGGTTTACATATTCATTGTCCAGATAATGCTACACCAAAAGATGGACCTTCAGCTGGGGCAGCTATAACAACAGCAATTATTTCTAGGTTATGCAATATTAAAGTTATTAATACAATTGCAATGACTGGTGAAATTGACCTTAACGGAAAAATACACAAAATTGGTGGATTAGAATCTAAATTAAATGGTGCAAAAAGAGCTGGTGTTAAAAAAGTATATATTCCACAAGATAATGAAGATGATTTAAAAATAATTTTAAAAAAAATAGATGACGATATGTATTTTAAAGATTTAGAAATTATTAAAGTTGATAAATATATTGATTTTGTGAACGATTTATTTTATAATAGTGAAATAGTTTTTTAAAGTTATTTAGACATATATTAAAGATTATATGTATGAATAGATTGTTTGTATTTTTAAGTTTTTTAGGAATAACAAATTGTTTTATGACACCAAATCAAAGATATATAAATACATTAAAAAAATTTGACAATGAAGATGATAATTATTTCTTTTTTGAGCCACAAAACAATACTAAACCATTAGGGGTAAGAGTAATAATCCCTCAAAGTAATTTTAATCAAAGTAAGTTTGATGATTTCAGATCTAAACTTAATTTGAATGTAAATGTGAATAAAAAAAGTCAAAATTTTAATGTAGAAAGTAATGTAGATATAACTTTTGATGATGTAGGTGGATATGACAAAATAAAAAAAGAGATGATACAAGTTTCAGATATTTTATTAAATTCAGAAAAGTATGAAAAATTTAATGTTAGAACTCCAAAAGGTTTGATATTTGAAGGGCCTCCAGGTAATGGGAAAACTTTATTAGCAAAAGCTTTTAGTGGAACAGTAAATGCTTCATTTATTCCAGTATCAGGAAGTGAATTTCAGGAGAAATATGTAGGTGTTGGTGCATCACGAGTTAGAGAATTATTTAAACTAGCAGAAGATAATAAACCTTGTATTATTTTTATAGATGAGATAGATGCATTTGGTAGAAAACGAAGTAGTGATACAGAATCTTCTGGTGCAGAGAGAGATAGTACTTTAAATGAATTGCTAGTAAAGTTAGATGGTTATAAAAAGACTAGTGGTGTATTTTTAATATGTGCTACAAATAGGGTAGATTTATTAGATCCAGCTTTATTAAGGCCTGGTAGAATTGATAAAAAAATTTACATTGGTCATCCAGATAAAAAAACAAGATTAGAGATATTAAAAATTCATATGAATGGTAAAAATATCGAAAGTAATATTGATATGGATTATTTAACAGAAATTACTGCTTCAATGTCAGGAGCAGAAATAGAAAATTTAATTAATGAATCAATGTTATCTGCATTAAGAGAAAACAGAGAAATGATTTCTTTAACTGATTTAGAAAGTGTATTAAATAAATCTTTAGTTGGTTGGAAAGAAACCGAGAGTATTTTTAGTACTGATATGATCAAAAGAATAGCTATTCATGAGATGGGTCATTCATTAAGTGGATTATTAATGAAAGATCATGCAAAATTATCTAGGGTATATTTAAATAATTTGTCACCTAAAAATCCTGGTTACACAGTTTTTGAAACAAATGAGATTGATGCAAATATTTTTACAAAAGAAAAATTATTTGCTCATTTAGTTGTGTTATTGAGTGGAAGAAATGCAGAAAAATTATTTTTTAATAAAAGTGTAACAACTGGAGCAATGAAAGATTTTGAACAAGCATATAAATTAGCCGAAGATATGATTATAAAATATGGTATGGGTGATTATGATATTTATACTTTTATAAGTAATAGATCAAAAGATATTATTGATAAAGAAATTTTTGATTTATTAGAAAAAGCTAATAATAAATCTTTTGAAATTTTAGACAAATGTAAGGATATAATAGATGAATTATCTGATTTATTAATTGAAAGAAATAAATTAGATAGAAGAACTATTGAATTAAAAATTTACAGAAAATTACCAAACTTATTATCAATGCAATATTAGTTTTTATTAAATTTTTTATTAATTAAATTTAATACACTAAATATAAATGCTTCTAAATGTATTATTGTCCTTTTTCCTTTAGATAATGAGTTTTCATAATTTGTACATAAATTAATAATATCATATGTTAATTCATCATTTTTAAAATTTAATAAAATAAAATTTAATAATTCTTTAATAATGTTAGTTCCACTAATATTTGTTATAAATATCTTATACAAAATTTCTCTTATCTCACTAATATGATCCTGAGTTATTTTCTTCGATAAACACTTATTAAATATTTTTATTAACCTTTTCAAATAAATCTTCCAACTAGTCTCAATCGGAATATCATAATACTTCATCTCTAAATACTGAATAGCTAATTTAATATTATTATCAGACTTCTTAATTATATCCCTATAATCATCTATTTCTAAAAATTTATCCTCCTTCTCAGAAATATTCATTAATATTCTTATTAAATCTAAATCACTTGGTAAAGGTATCCTTATTGATAAACATCTACTCCTTAATGGCTCTATTATTTTTGATAACTGCTTACTAGTTAATATAAATTTACACGTTTTACTAAAACGCTCCATTGTACATCTTAATGCAGTCTGAGCATAATACGATAACTCTTCTATATTGTGAATCCATATTATCTTAAATGACCTAGTATTATCAAATAATAACACATTTTTACTCGCATATTCTTTTATTACCTCCTGTACTAAATATTTGTCTAAACCAGAATTAGTTGGATGTATTTCTATATGATACAAACTTTGTGGAATAAAAACATCTACACTAGTACTACCATAACCATTAATTTCATATTTAACATCTAACATTTTAATATTTTTATTAAAAACTCTTTTTAAAAATAATTTAGCTAAACTTTTCTTACCTGACCCTTCCTTACCATGAATTAATAAATTAGGTAAATTATCAAAATCCTTACTATTATCATTAATATTACTCCATGAATATAATGTCTCCAACTTTAATAATCTTTTATATATATCATGATTACACATAACATCCCATGGATTATTAATATCATATTTATCTATTAAAAACATACTACAAATAAATTAGTATTTTTCTTTTAAATAATATATAAAAAAATAATCTGTATTTATTTTAATGGTAAAAATTATTGCTTGGAATGTTAATTCTATCAGATCACTGATTACTAAAGTTGATTTAAACGAATTCCTTAAAAAATATAATCCTGATATTTTTTGTATGTCTGAAACAAAATTATCTTGTCCAGATTTACTTATTCAACAAGATTTAATGAAAAAAATTAATTCATATAAATATAGATATTATAATACTTGTACTGCTAGAAAAGGTTATAGTGGAACAGCTATTTGGTCTAAGAAAAAACCGCTTAATATTATTCATGGTATTAATAACGAAGAACATGATAAAGAAGGTAGAGTTATTACATTGGAATTTAAAGAATATTATTTAATTCATGTATACACACCTAATAGTGGCCAAGTTTTGCAAAGACTAGATTATCGAGTTAAGAAATGGGATAAAGAGTTTTGGAAATATGTAGAAAAATTACAAAAAACAAAAAGTGTTATTGTATGTGGTGACTTAAATGTAGCAAAAGAAGAAATTGATTTACACTCCCCAAAAACAAATTTGAGATCAGCTGGTTTTACTAAAGAAGAACGAGATAGCTTTAGTAAATACTTAAAAAAATTAAAATTAATAGATACATTCAGATTTTTGTATCCAGAAAAAATAGAATACTCTTACTGGACTTATATGCAAAAAGCTAGAGAGAAAAATAAAGGATGGAGAATTGATTACTTTTTAATTAGTGAAAAATTAAAAAATAATTTGATTGATTCATCTATAATAACTAATCAAATGGGTAGTGATCATGCTCCAGTTTTATTAAAACTAAAATTATAAATGACCACTTAATTTAATATAGCTAGGATCATGTAATTTACTAGGATTAACTAAATCGTATTTTACATTATAATAATCATTTAAAAATATATCATCATGAAACATATACCATAATTTTCTTTTTAAAGGATTCAATTTATTATTTTTAAAAAATTCTTTAAATCTAATTTGTTTAATTAAATAAATTATTAATAATAAAATACCTAAATTAAAATTATTATTAAAACTAATATACACCAAAATTAAGAACATTAATTTAATAAAACATTGTTTTGAATTATAACTCATATAATATTTAATATAATAAATTTAAAAAAATAATTATCATTATAAATGATACATATTTTTTAGCATCAGGTATGTTTTTCTGAATTAATGAAAATAACTGAATTGCAATTAAACTAGATACAACTCGAATTGATAACTTTTTTAATATCTCCTTATTTACATCTTCATCCTTTTTAAATCTAGCTCCAATTACTCTTTCTAAAGCATTTCTAATTAACGATCTAAACTCTCCATCTAACAATACTAACAAATCCATATATATTATATACATTTTTTTAACAATAACTCTAAAAATTCATAATCAGAATTCTCATTCCCTTTAAATGTAATATTTATATTATCAATACTTACCACAACCTTATCTTTCATCTTTTTTATTATTCCTATTTTTTTATCCCTCAACATAATTATATCATTTTCATCATTCCTTATATTAATATCATGTCTCCTCAATATATCAAATAACCTCTCCATTATCTTATAACACTTATCTTTCTTACTCATCTCTAATAATAATTTGTCCTTCATATCAACATAATCCCTAGATAAATCATTTATTAACTCTTTCCATATATCATCCATCTTTAACTTTAACTCCATTTCATAATTTCTTAAACTACTATAAAACATATTCAAATTACTCTTTATACTTAACTCTAATTTATCGTACTCTACTCTTAAATTAACTGTTTTCTTTAATATTGTGTCTAATTCGTTAAATTTATTTTTAATTTTTGATGTAATTTCATCTATTTTAATTTCATTTGATAAAGTAGAATTCATTTTAAATAAAATTTCACTTAAAATAATTCCATAATCTAGTTTATTAATGTCATCCATTAGTTTAGATATGTATATAATGTGTGTATTATCTTTATAAATTTCATAATCAATAATATTTTTACCAACAATACCGCTTTGAAGAGATAAAAAAATACCGAAATTATTATTTGTGTATTTTAGATCGTATTTAAATTTTTCTAATTCATCTTTATTAACAACATGATTATAATTTTTAATTTCAACTAGTGATTTAAATCCTGTTGATGAAGATAATTCACCATCAGCATGGTGTGCTATATGACTTTTTTTTTCATAATTGTAGTTTTTAAATTTTTGAGAAATAATATCATAAATAAGTTTTTCAGATATATCACCTTTTTTACAAGAATTATTACTTATACCAAATAATTTATTTACAATATTAGAGAATTCATTTAATTTATTATCAACATTTAAATTATTTAAATTTGATTCTAATAAACTAATTTTATCTTTAATATTATTATTATTATTATTTATATCTAAAATAATATCGTCTTTGTATCTACGAAAAGAATTATCTATATTAGTTATTAATTTTTTCTCATTAATTGAAGAATATACATTTTGATAACCTATATTTAATAAATTTAGTATTATATTGTTTAGTTCATCACCTTTATAATCAAATAATTTAGGAAAAATATTTTTATCTAAATTAATTGTTACTTTCATATAAATTATTTTAATTATTTATTTAAGTAATTAAAATATTCACTAATTATATGGATAGTGATAGTCCCCTAACTTGGGAAAAATTAGAATTAAAAAAAACAAATTATCTTCTAAAACTAATCATAATATTTTTACTAATTTTAATAATATTTATTATAATTCATCATATTGATCATATAAAAACTCATTTAAAATCATTAGATAAAACTATTTATCAAAAAAAAGAAATTAAAGAAGATGATAATACTTGCTGGGATTTATAATTTCTTTACTTTATTTTTCTTCTTAATATCAGTTTTTTTATTTAATTTACTAATATTAATTTCTCCAGCGATATTATCATTAAATTCTTTTTCTTTTAAATCAAACCAAGTGTTATATTCTTTCAATAATTCTTTAAGTTCGATTTTCCACATTTGAATAGGTGTTGTTACGTTCACATATTCCAATTCCTTTTCCTTTTCCTTTAATTTATTATTTAATTCTTCAATTTTCTCTTGAGTTAAATTAAATAATGGAATACTAGTAATATAATCATAACTTTTTTCTTCACTCGTATTTGATAATTTAGGAAAATTAAGTTGTTCTAACTTTTGTATAATTTCATTCTTTTTCTTCTTAAAAATAATAATTTTTTCATCTATAACATATTCAATAAACATTGCTTTATATTTTAATAAATCTAACTCATTCTTAATCTTTCCTATCAAATAAATTTTTCTATCATTATACTTACATAATCTAATGTCATACCAATACTTTAATATATCTTCAACTTTCTTAAAATTCATTATTCTACCCTCTTCATTAAATAAATTCATATTTGATGTCTTTAACTTTCTAATTAATCTTAATCTATCATATAATGTATTGTTCGATTGATACAAATTTAACTTCCTATCCGGAAATGTTACCACAAAATGAACCCTCTCATCCGTATTATTATCAGTAAAACCAATTATTGTATTCTTCTTCGAATCATTGTCATACTGAATACCCTCCAAATACTCCTTATACATAGTTGTCCATGTACCTATCGGTAACTCATTAATAATTATCCTATTATCATCTATATTTTTATAATCACCAATTACCTCATACGTAAAATCATCCATCTTTGATACACAACCCTTGAAATTCTTATACCAAGGCTTCATCGACTTTACCTCTTTGCCATTCATTATATTAAATATATTTTCAATAATGTCTTTTGGATTATAACAAGGAATAGATGTACTAAAACCAGTTCCAATACCTTCTGCTCCATTAACTAATACCATAGGAATAATAGGAAAATATTGTTCAGGTTCAATCATAACTCCATCATCATTTAAATAATTAAGAATAGGTTCATCTTCTGATCTAAAAATAAATCGTGTAAGTTTTTCAAGATAAGTATGAATATAACGAGGACTTGCTTTATCCTTACCCGCAACTAGCCTAGAACCAAATTGCCCAGCTGGGTAAAGTAAGTTAATATTATTTGATCCAACATAGTTTTGTGCCATACCAACAATAGCATCACATAAACTAGCTTCACCGTGATGATAACAAGTTTTATCTGATACATATCCAGCTAACTGTGCTACTCTTAACTCATCCTTTTTTGTAAATAACTTTCTTAAAAATGTAGAATATAATATCTTTCTTGTAGAAATCTTTAATCCATCACATATTGAAGGAATTGATCTATTTAAATCATCATTAGAAAAATGCTTTAACTCCTTATGAATAAAATCTGGAATTGCAACACTCTTATCATTATTATCTAATACCTCATCTTTATTATAACTTAATAACCATTTCTTTCTATCATCTGATCGTTTCTTTTCAAAAGCTAATTTAATTGTTTCAGTTGTTTCATCATCAGATTCAGAATCTATTTTTTCACTTAAATTGGATTGTACATTCTGCCAAGTATATTTTACTAATTTATCTTCTAAATCATTAAAGTATTCCTTTGCTTCTTTCGAATCACTAGTACCTAATCCTTTATAATACTTGATATTGAAACTTTTAGTATCATTTTTATTTTTCCAATTTTCGTATTCTGAAATATTATAAAATGTTTTAGTAGTTTTTCCTTTTGTAGCTTTCACAATCGGAGTCGCTAATGAGTAAATAAATAAGTTCAACTTTACTATAGAAGGCCAAAAATAATGTAAGAAGTTAATTAATAATCCTTTAATATGAAATCCATCTGTATCTTGATCTGTCAACAAAATAATACCACCATATCTTAATTCATTAATACTAGTATAATTTTTACCTTGTTGTAATCCTAAAATTAATTTAATATTCTTTAACTCCTCATTCTCTAATAATTGTTTTGGTGAAGCATCTCTCACATTTAATAATTTACCCTTCAATGGAAAAATACCATACTTATCATTTCCAACAACTGATCTACCAGCCATCGCAAACGCTTTAGCAGAATCCCCCTCAGTTAAAATTAATTTACACTCACTAGATTTTTTCGTTCCAGCCCAATTCGCATCCTCTAATTTTGGAATACCTTTCAAATTACCAACCTTCTTACCATCAGTCTTTTTCTTCATTAAACTTTCTTCTTTTAACTTAGCATACAAAAGTACCTGTTCCGCAATACCAGTTTTTAACACTTTCTTAATAAAACTTTCACTTAATTCACACCTTGAACCAAAATCATTCTGCTTAGTTTTTAACTCCTCTTTCGTTTGCGATGTAAATGAAGGATTGACAATTACTGCATTAATAAAAAACACTAAATTTTCTTTAATATTCTGTGATTTAATCTTAACATTCTTATTCTTCTTTAATATTTGCTCTTCTATCTTTTTTATAATATCAGTTTCAACCATCTTAACATGATTACCTCCTTTAAAAGTAGAAATACAATTAACATAAGATATTTGATCATTACCATTATCTGGTAAATATAAAACACCAACTTGCCATCTATCACTAACATCTTCGTAAATTAAATCTGTAGTATCAAAAAATAAATTTATATAACTCTTAAAATTATTAATATTAATCTTTTCATTATTATAATATACCTTTACTTTAGAATCTGTAGTTGCAGCAATATCATAAACACGCTTTATCATTAAATTTACTACATCATCTGTTAACTCTTTCAAACCGAATCTTGCTAAATCTGGCTTAAATGAAATTTTTGTATAACCATTTTTAACATTTTTTAAATCAGATACTTTCGCTTTTGTCCTATCACTCATATTATTAGAAAAAGTTTGCTTAAATTTTTTGCTTCTTTCTTTATCAACTATCTCAACCTCAAACTCTGTAGAATAAATATTCGCTAATTTCGCTCCATAACCATTTCTACCTCCAGTTACTCGCTTTTCACTATCATCATAATTTGTAGAAGTTAATAATTCCCCAAAAATTAATTCTGGAACTAACATTTTATGCTCCTTATGCTCTACAATATCAATACCTTTTCCATTATTTAATACTGAAATTAAATTATCTTCTTTACTTATTTCAACTTTAATACTATCACATAAATTATCTTCTTTTGTGTTATCACCTGCATTTACTAAAATTTCATCAAATATTTTTATTAAGCCCGGAACATATTCAATACTCTTTTTAACCATTTTATTAGTGCTAGGGTTATAAGTCCATAAAATATCATTTTGTAATTTGATATCACCAATATATGTATCAGGTCGGTCTAAAATATGCTCTTTTTGGCTTTTTTTTTGATACTTTTGCTCGATTGTTTTTTCTTTGGTCATTTTTATTTATTATATAATAATCTCTCTAAGTATTTTAAAAAAAATTCAATTTTTATATAATATTATAAATTACATAAAAATTATTTACATTTTTTTAGTTTTTCTCTTTTTGGAAGATTTCTTAGAAGCTTTTTTAGATTTTTTCTTAGAAGCTTTCTTGGAAACTTTCTTTTTACTTCGTTTTGCTTTTTTAGATTTCTTTTTGGAAGATTTCTTAGAAGCTTTCTTAGATTTCTTTTTAGAAGCCTTTTTGGAGACTTTCTTTTTACTTCGTTTTGCTTTCTTAGATTTCTTTTTAGAAACTTTCTTGGAAGCTTTCTTTTTACTTACTTTCTTAGAAGCAGATTTTCTTTTTCGCTTTCCACCACTTTGAGCTGCAGGGTTTGTAGATTCTTTAGATTCTTCAGTAGTAGGAGGAGTAGGAGGAGTAGTAGGAGTAGTAGGAGGAACTGGCCCAGTTGTTTCATGTTCTCCACCACCTACTAATTTTTTTGCTTTTCTTCTTTTAGAAGATTTCTTAGAAGATTTTTTGGAAGCCTTTTTAGAAGCCTTTTTAGAAACTTTCTTTTTACTTCTTTTTGCTTTTTTAGATTTCTTTTTAGAAGTTTTCTTAGAAGCTTTTTTAGATTTCTTTTTACTTACTTTCTTAGAAGTTTTTTTACTTCGTTTTGCTTTTTTAGAAGTTTTTTTTGTTTTTTTGGAAGTTTTCTTGGAAACTTTTTTGGAAGTTTTCTTAGAAGATTTTTTAGAATATCTTCTTTTTCCTCCTAGTAATTTGTTTTGTTCTTCTTCTTTTAATTGTTTTTTTAATTCAGTTAAACTCATATATATATATATATATAAAAAAAAAATAAAAAACTAAATAAATTATTTAAATAATTTTTTATTATTAATTATAATGAATGAAAATATAACTAATCAAAATATTAATTTTAGTAAAGAAAAAATTATATTAGATATTTTAAAAAAAGATTCTTCATTTGTAAATGAATTAACTAAATCAATTAGTAAAATTGATTCTTCTGAAAACAAATTAAAACAAAAGATTACAAGAATAAATTTTGATAGTTCAAATAGGTCATTAGTACCAAAGAATATTATTTCAAAATTAGTATATTTGCCTAATAATCCTTTAAGTTTTACTGAAAATAGTAATCTTTTAAATATTACAAGTAATCAAAAACATGAATTGTTAGTTAATAATAGAATTATATTACAAAATGTTCAAGGTAATAATTTTAATATGAAAGGTGGTTTAGAAATAAAAAAAAATAGTAATTTCATAAAAATAAATCATTATAATCACGGAATAATGAAAAATGAGTTTAATAAAGAATTGTTTGTTAAAATAAGTAATGTAATAGGAAATAAAAATAATAATACATCAATAGAAAACATATCATTATCTTTAATTAATAAAATACACCAAATATATTCTGCTTCAGAAACAGAAACATATAATGAAAATTATTATTTTATAAAAATTATTTCTATACCAAGTATTGATTATGTTGATACAACTAGTAATATAAATATTACTTTTTTAAGCTTATGTGGAATAAACATCAATAAAATTAATTCAAATTATCCTATTAATATTAATCAAGTAAATGGTTTTTTAACAGTAAATGAAATAATAGATGATTACAATTTTAATGTTAAATTATCTGAAATTGCTTTCAAAAATTTATCAAATGTAGGTGGTAATAGTGTTTATTTTTCTAAAATTAAAGATTATATACCTGCATACATTAAACCTAATTCTTATAGAATTAATTTAAATAAAACTTTTGAGAACGTATCTAGAGTTAAAATAATTAGTACTGAATTTCCCAATACTGATAAAGTTATTAAAAATTTTCCCACTAATGAAAAAAATAATAAATTATATTTCCAAGTTTTACAAGATAATGATTACACTTATGAAATTGAAATAACTCCTGGTAATTATAGTACAACTAGTTTAGCTGATGAAATTAAAAATGAAATAGAAAATCTAAATAGAAATCTTAATTCAAATTCATTAATTTTTAATGACGGTAATAATTCAGTTTTAGAAAAAAGTAACAATTTTTCTTGTCTTGTTAATATAAACCAGTTTACTGATATATTCTCAATATCATTATTTAGTATTATTATAATAATTAAAGGTATTACTATTTCAAATCAAGTTTATGATGATCAAAGAAAAAGAATCATTATTAATCATGCAGATCATAATTTATCAGTTGGAGATAAAATTACTATAGCTGGAGCTAGTTCAACTTCAGGAATTCCTTCTTCAGTAATTAATATAGAACACGAAATTGAGTCAATTATAGATTCTAATAATTATGTAATAAAATTACCATTACATAATGATTCTAACACTACGGAAAATAATGGAGGTGGTTCTGCAATTAATATATTAATTCCAATATTTTTTAGATTATTATTTGATAAAAAAGATACATTGGGTAATTTATTAGGATTCAGAAATGTAGGTGAAACTAATTCAATTACTCCATTTCAAACCACTATATTTAATAATATTGCTTATGAATATGATTATTTTAAAGATTCAGTAGGTAATGAAATTTATTTTGATAATACTAATAATAATGTGCAAAATAATGTAATCCAATTATTTGGATCAAATTATATTCTTATGACTTGTAATATTTTTGATAATGAAGAAAGTTTATCTACTAATTATGTAAATGGTGTATTTGCTAAACTACTTTTATCCGATGCTCCAGGTTCTATTCTTTTTAATCAATATATACAATTAGCTGAATTTTTAAGTAAACCAATTAAATCATTATCTGAATTTGAATTTAACTTTTATTCTCCGACCGGAGAACTTTATGAATTTAACGGTTTAGATCATAGTTTTACTTTAGAAATTTATGAAGATCATACAACTTTAAATTCTACAAATATTAATCCAAAAACTTCTAATATTCTTACAGATAATTATTCTAATAATAAAAAACTAAATATATCTGACTTTAATTTAGATATGCAAAACAGAAAATCTAAAGTGTAGATTTTTTAAAACTATTTAAAAATTTATCTATTGTTGTTTTCTTTTTATTTGTTTTAAACTTTCGATTTAAGTTATCTAATGTTTTTTTATTATTTATTTTTATTTTTATACCTTCTAAAAATAATTTCATTTTATTGTATTTATTATGATATAAAATGTAATTATTTAAACCAGATGAACATGCAATTAATGTTTTAACAGCTATTTCATAATATTTTTTGAAGTAATCATTAATATTTTCTTTTAAATATGTTAATACAATATCATCTTCATCTATTTTTTCATATGGATTTAATTTTATTATATTAATAATTTCATCAAATAAACTATCTTGATTTATATCCTTATATTTAGAATTATAATATCTTTCATTACTATGAAAAATAACTATTTTATTTGTAAATTCAGTATCGTTTTTATTTATCAATTCATCAACTTTTATCATAATATTTTTAATTATCTCTTTAATTTTAATTAAATTTTCATCGTTTATTTCTTTTGGATATTTATTCATTAAATATTCTAATAAAAATCTTTTTAATAATTTTGAATACATATTTCCTACAACTAAACTAATGGATAAACATATTGCTTTATACTCATTATTTAATTGAATATTTTTATTATTTTCTAAATTATTTGTTTCAGTTATCATATTTAAAACTTTATTATCTTCTATATTAACCTCTTGATTAATTAACTTATTCTTAATATTTTTAATAATATTTGTTTTCGAATAATTTTTTATTTCTTGATTAGATAATAATTCATTATTATCTCTTTTATTCTTTATAAAAGTACTTATACCATTATTATCTATAATTTTACCTTTTATTAATACAAACTCATTTTTATCAGTATCAAATTCAAATTCTCCTATTCTTGTATTATCTATATAATCTATCTTTCCTAAAAATTTATCTTTTTCTTTAAAATTACCTTTCATATTACTTTTTATACCTAAAACTAATTTATAATCGTCATTTTCTTTAATAAAAATACCTTTTTCATCATTTTGTTCTCCTATAATAATTTTTCTCTTTTTTCTATTTTCAATTTCAAACATTTTTTTATTAGAATTTATTGATTTTAATTTTTCGAATTTTTTTATATAAAAATCTATTTTTTTATTATTATCTTCAATTACTTTTAAAAATTTAATTTCATCTTCTTCAGTAAAATAACTCTCTTCAAAATCATCATTTAAATGATCATTATTATCTATTTCTTCGTTATTACTATAATAATAAATAAATACATAAACTAGATAATCATAATATTTAAAAATATTTTGATTTATTTGAATTTTTTTAAGTTCCTCTTCTAAATAATAATTATAATTATTACTAAAATCTTCATATTTGTATTTATTACTATTAATTTTATTTACTTTTATATAATTAATTAATTTATTAAATGAATCTTGATTAATATTAATTCTATTTTCTAATTGTTTTAATAATTTTAAATTTTGATTTTCTATTAATGATTTAATTAAATCATAATTTAAATTAATCTTTCTATCTTTAATAAGTCGATTTTTTAAATCACAATTGTATAAAATAAATTGTTGCTTGTTAATATTTATATCAAAAAAATTATTTGTGTAATATAAAATAGGTTCAACTTTTGTATTATTTACTAGTATATTTCCTAAATTATACTCAATTCTATTCTGTATAAAATTATCTTTATTATATTTTTCATCTAATAAATTTTTTATTTTATCATTCATTTTAGATAAATCTAAATCAAATTCGCTTTTAAAATTAATTAAATCATTATCAAAAAAATCAACAATTTGTTGATCAGTTTCTTGTATAGTTTTAAATAATTTTTTATCTTTTATAAAATTATTAATTTCATCAAAAAATATATTTCTAATTTTATTGATTAATAAGTTATCTAAAATATCAAAAATAATTGAAAATTTAGTTGCTCTAATCTCATCATTATCTTCTAGTTCATAAAAATTAAATATTTTATCTAACTCATTTTCAATAGAATTTGATAAATCAATTTCATTGTATAAATTTTCTAATATATAATATCTAAAATAAAAATAAAAATCTTCATATGCTGAAGAAAGTAAATTATTATTATCTGAATATTTTAAATCTGTGATTTGTTTAATATTATTTGTTTTTAATAATTTAAATAATTCTGTATTAGAAATAAAATTTATATAATTTTCATTTAAATCAATACTATCATTAACAGTATTTTCACAATTTACATTTTGATCAAAGTTATTTAGCAAAATTAAATTCATATTTTCTAAATTTAATGATTTATATTCATTAACAGTGTTAACTAGATTAATTTTATAATTATCATTAATTTTTTTGAGTTCATTTAAATAATTTATATTAAATTTAGATTTATCAAAGTATGTTTCATTAATTTCAAAATTTAAATCATTGAATTTTTCATTTATTAAATTAATATCTTCATTATAATTATTTATATAATCTGAAATATCATTACTTTTAATTTCCCTAGAATATTTATTATCATATATAGCTCGTAATCGTTTTTGATAAAACATATCAATTGTTTCGTCAATTTCATTTGTTTTTATAGGAATATATAGTATATCATCATAATTTGTATTATAAAATTTAATTTCATATTGTCCTATACTTAATGATGTATCATTAAATGTTATTGTTAAATTATTATTATTTACTTCAATTTCTAATTTTAATTTTGATTTTTCAATTTCCCTATCATTTTCGCTTCTTTTATAAACAATTTTATCATCTTCATAATTATTTAAAATGAATAATTCTCTATCATTTAATAAATTTTTGATATAAATAAAACGTGATTTTACACATATATCAGGTAAATTTTCTACATTAATTTTAAAGTTTTTAAATAA